GAATGGATAGCAACTCAACTTAACTTAACTTTGATTCCATAATAATTTAAAATTTAACAAAATGAACGAAAGACAAGCACTTGAAATTATTAAAGCTATTTTGGATCTTGCTACCAGTAAAGGTGTTTTTTCTAAAATAGATGAATCTTTTACTGCTATCCAGGCATTTAACAAAATAGCTGAAAAGTTTAAATATGAACAGGACAATGCAGACACAAACTGATCCAACACACATTGCTACATTTAGCACAATTTTGTTTTCCCTACTGGGAGTGCAAAATATATCTGAATTGGCAAATATTGTCTTTTTAGGTGCCAGTACAATTTCCTGTACTATCTCAATATTGGTAGGACTTAAACAACTTAAAAAAAAGTAAAATGAAAAGAATACTTAAGAACATCAAAACATCAATTTTTGGATCTATTACTGGTGGATCTTTAATTATGGATGGTATTGCACAGAAAAACTGGATTACTATTATTGCTGGTATTGCTGCTGCTATTACTGGTTTTTTAGCAAAAGACAGTGATGTCCAATAAGAAAAAAATTTATATTGGTTTAGCCGTTTTATTTATCCTTTTATTTGGAAAAAAAGTGAGTGCATTAAATATTATAAAAAAGTTTGAAGGGTTAGAATTAACCGCATATCCTGACACTGGTAATATTTGGACTATTGGCTTCGGTTCCACGATAAATAAAGATACAGGACAAGCAATTAAGCCAGGGGATAAAATAGACCTGGCAACTGCTGAAAGATGGCTAAAAATGGATGTTGCAGAACGTGAAAAGAAAATAAAAGGTCTTATTAAGGTTCCAGTAACTGCAAATCAAATGGCAGCAATTACCAGTTTGGCTTATAATATTGGAACTGGTGCATTTGGTTCCAGCACATTGTTAAGGTTGCTTAACCAGGGAGCAGATAAAAAACTGGTAGCAGATCAGTTTTTAAGGTGGAACAAAGTACAGGGAAAAGAAGTTAAGGGACTAACAAACAGGCGAAAATTGGAACGGGAATTGTTTTTAAAATAGTTTATAGGTTCATAAATAGAGGTGTTACAGGGGGAAATTTCAATTTCTCCCTTTTTTTATGCCTAAAAATTTGGAATATTCAATAAAAGTTATTTAAGTTCGCATTGACAAATGACTTATTAACAATTTTTAAAACGAAAAACAATGAAAAAAACTGCTATTCAAATTCTGCTTATTGTTCTGGGTGCTATTCTTTTATGCTTTGCTGATAATTTATGATCAGGGTATTGGCTTGGGTAATATCAGTTATTTATCTGGTATTAATAGGCATCCCAACTGCAATTTGCCTACTGGTCATTTTACAAATTTTATCAATTCTTAAATTTTTTAGCAATGTTAGAAAAAAAAGAAAAGTCAATAATCGTTCACAATTACCTGTATGGTCTGATGACCTTTTTAACGAATCGGAACATTCCTTTCACTGAATTGGATGGGGGAAGGATTGAAATTTTTTATCCTTCAGAATTACATTTATTTCACATTGGCTATCATTTTGGTAGATATGCCGAAATGCAAAACAATTAATTTTATGGAACTATTCAACAATTTGAGGGAAACAATGCTTGAAATTGAGCATATTCAGTACAAGATTAACAATTTAAAACGTTATCAAGGTGAATATCAAAATATTAAAATTAGTTTTGATATTGGAAGCAATAGGTATGAAATAATACAGATTGATACTGATATATCATTGGTTAATGAAATGAGAATGTTGATTCAGGAAAGTATTGATCTATATGAAAACCAAATTCAAGAACTTAAATTAAATTTTTAAAATGAAGCCTTACACAATTAATGGAACAAAGTATTTTTTTGAAGTTTTTATTTCTGCCAATGAACCCTTTATTTTGCTTTCCACAACTGAATATCCCAGTGAAGGAATTTCAAAGATCTATTTTTTACGCAAATATTCTATGAAGTATGCAATGGAAGATTTTGTGAAGTATGAAGCAATATTAAAAGAACGCAACACACAAAGAAACAATGAAGTGCGTTAATTGCTCAAAACTTTTCACAATAACCCAATACAGGGGCAAAGTCGGGAAACCACTTTGCCCTTATTGTTTGACTTTAAATAATTCAATAAAAAAACAAATTGTGAAAAGTGTAAAAAAAATTGGTTATAAACTTATTGAATTAGAACTATTGTAAAATCAACAATAAATAAAATAAAAAAATGTCGCAAAGAAACAAAGATCTACCAGCAATGCCAGTTCACCCAATGCAGGACAAATTTGGTCAGGTGATCCTGATGGCAGGAATGTCAAAACTGGAAATAACTGCACTTAATATCCTTTCAGCACAATTAAGAAAAAACAAAGTTGAGGATCTATCTGATGAGGATATTTCATACTTAATAAGGCAGTCCTACAACATAGCTGATGAATTTTGTGCATACATTGAAACTAAAGGAGAAAAGGAAAGTAGTATAATAATTTAAATTGTGTAAACCAATGACAAATGATCTACACGAAAAATTGTTATCCAGGAAATTCAAGCAAAACTACCAGCCACCAGATGAAAATATAATTTTTACTATTGATGGTAAAAATATAGGTTGTTTGCAGTCATTTGTTTGTTTCCAGGGATTACCTAAAGCGGGTAAAAGTACATTTATCACCAGTGCCATTGCTTCCGCATTTACTACCTGGGATATATTTGGAATGAAACTTAACTTTCCACCAGACAGGAAGCGAATTTGTTACATAGACACTGAAAGCAGTGATTTTGATTATTACAGGGTATTGGATAGGATTAGAACGCAAATAATAACTGATTATTTGCCCCATAATTTTGATAGTTTTTTATTTAGAGAGGACAGTCCTAATGAGATTCAGCAAATGATTGAAATTTATTTGCAAGAGAATCCAGACTGCTCAATTTTAGTGCTGGATGGAATCCTGGATCTTATTTCAGATTTTAATTCAGTAGAACAAAGTTTTTATTTAATTCAATGGCTGAAGAAAATTACCAAGATCCACAATTTACTTATCCTTTGCGTTTTACATTTGGGTAAAAAGGAACAAAATAGTATTGGGCATATTGGTTCCTACCTGGATAGAAAAGCACAATCAGTTTTAAAGATTGAAAAAAATAAGGAAAATAAAACTATTGATCTTTCAGCCACTTTTCTGCGTTCATCTGATGAATTTAACCCTATTTCAATTTATTATTCTGGATCATCCTGGACACAGGCAAACAACACACAGGAAAAGTCTGGAACATATATTTTTGGAATGGAAAAAACCAGCCTAATAAACAGGATATTATACCAGCCCAGAAAATATACTGAACTTTTAGCTGACCTGGAAGAATTTACTGGCAAGGGATCAACTACCTGTAAAAAATTGGTTAAAGACTGGTTGCTGGATGGATCAATCGTAAAATCTGGTGAATTGTATAAACAAAAATAGGATCAGTCGCCTGATCCTACCTTGACAAATGATCTTCCTAACGAAAAACCACTTTCCCTTCACAACAAAAATAGAAAATTTCTAACAAAATGAAACTTTACACTGCCATTATTTTTTTTAAACCTGAAACTGGCATTCAGCCAAGAAAATATAGGAATATCAACAACGTTCAAAATATCCTCAAATTTGCCATTAAAAGTGGTGGATGGTATGTGAACCTATATGACAAGAGAACGAAGGAATTTGAGGCCAGAGAATACCTCACAGAGGCATCCTGACAAACATTAACACTGCAAACAAACATAAAAGGGGCAATTTGCCCCTTTTTTAATTGCTAAAGGTGAAGGGAAAGTGAATTAGATGAATTTTGGTCAGTTTAGGTCAGTTTTTATCCTGGACAAAAGGTTTCAGGAAAGGGGGTAGGACACCCGCCCCCCTTACAGGGGGGCGGGTGTACCTATAAACTGACCCACTTTCTGACCTACTTTGACCTAATGTTTGGTTTTTTGAATATTTTTCAGTAATTTTGGGTTATTATTTGAAAATTTTGAAAATGAGAAATTGGATTTTAATTGGTTTGGCTGGTCTAACTGGATGGTATTTGTTAGGCAAAAGTCAGTTGGCTGCAAAAACAAAATTGATATTTAAAAAATTGCGTTTTGCCAATAAAAAATTTGAATTGGTTTTTGGTGTTCAAAATCCAACTGGACAAACTGCAAAGGTTTCAGCCATTACTGGTGAAGTTTACTTGGGAGATAAATTGGTTGCTGATTTTTCCAGTTTTGGTGAACAAAAAATTGCTGCCAGGTCTGAATCTGAATTGAAAATACAGGCTTCACCTACTATTGGAATACTCCAGCTAATCACTTCAAAAGGATGGCTGAAAAAGGGGTTAAAATACACAATTAAGGGAACAGGCAATTTTGATGGTATTGTAGTACCTTTTGACTATAAAGCAGCTTTAATTTAATGCAGAAAAATATACTTTTGGGAAGATTGAAGCCCTTTGGGGGAAACTCAAAAATTCTTGTTAGAGATCAACAGGTCCCAGATATTATTTCTGCAATGCTTTCAGCTCACAAACTTTATGCCAGTGAATACGATAAAATTAGCCAAGATTTTTATGCAGGTAATGGTATTCAAACTGCAAAGAAACTTTTTGAATTTCTCAAGAAAAATGTTCGGTACAAAATAGAATCTGACAAGGCACAAAGGATTATGTCCCCAAGTGCAATTTTATCTTTGGGAAAAAATGACTGCAAAAATTATGCTTTGTTTATTATGGGCATTTTAGACAGTCTAAAACGCAAAAATTTAATAAATAATACTATTTATTATCGTTTTGCCAGTTACAGACTTTTAGATGAAATTCCGCACCACGTTTTTGCAGTTATCCAGGATCAAGATGGAAATGAATACTTTATTGATCCTGTGCTATCAAAATTTAATGAAAGGAAAACATATTATCACAAAATAGATAAAGAACCAACTATGCCACTATATTCAGTTTCAGGTATTGGTGCATCTAAAAAGAAAGCTGCTAAAAAAGCTGCTGCACCAGTTGCTAAAGCTACTGCACCAGCTGCCAAGCCTAAAGAAAAAAAGAAAATAGTTTTGAAAATTGCCCTGGCACCAGCAAGGGGATCATTTTTGCTTCTGGTAGGTCTTAACTTTATGGGTTTGGCTACAAAGTTGAAAAATGCTTTTACAAATAAAGCAGATGAAACACAAAACTGGTGGAAAAACCTGGGCGGAAATCCAAATGAACTTTTGAGAAAAACCGAACAGGGGGCAAAAAAGAAAAGGTTGCTTGGATCTGATGTTGAATTTGCTTCTGAAGGTCAGGTGGGAGTAGTTGCCACTGGCACTGCTGCTGCTGCTGCCACTGCTGCACCTATTTTAATAAAATTGGCTGAATTTCTTTCAAAGTTGGGAATTGATGTTAAGGAAGTTGCCGAAGTTGGAAAACAAGTTTTAGCTAAACAGGTTAAAAATGTGGTTGAAAAGAAACTGGAAGCAGATGCCCAAATAGAACAGGCTTCACAGGATGAAATTGAAAGTATTGTTAACCAGGCAGAAAATGTAAATGCTGACGGAACTAAAAAAATGAATTATTTGCCCATTGTTATTGGTGGTGCATTGGTAATTTATTTGATCAGTCGCAAAAAATAATCACTTTCACTTCACCTTTAATATTAAATTATGACACAGGCACAAAAGATAGCAAAGGATAAGTTTAAAAAGGCTATTGAATATAGAAAAAAAACTGGTGTTTCTTTAAAGGAAGCATTTGCACATATTTACGGAAAAAAAGTAGGTGCCGTTAAAAAGAAGGCTGAACCAAAAAAGAAAACTGCACCAAAAAAGAAAGCAGTTGCCAAAAAAGTAACTGGATCACATAAAGACACAAAAAGCCACAATGTAAATATTAAAGTGGTTTCAGGTGTTAAAAAGAAAAAAGTTGGTGATTATTTAAATAGAGATACACGTTATAAAGATGAAAAAGGTTACAGAAAACTTGCAAAAAATGAGTATCGTGTAACAAGATCTAAAAATGGAACATTTGCTAATTTTAGCAAAATTGGTGCAAAAATTCCTTCTGAATTTGTTAGCCTTTCAGGATATAAATTTGGAAAAGAAATTATTGTTGCTGGTGTTGGAAAATTAAGCACTTTAAAAAATTTGGTACCTGAAGTCAAATTAAGAGTAACAAGAGGAAAAAAAGCAATTAGTGATACTATAAAAAGTTCTACTGATGGATCCGAAATTTTTAAAAGGTTTATTGGAAAAAATAAAATTGAAACACAGGAACTTTTTGCAGTTGCATATTTAAATCAAGCAAATAAAGTTTTAGGTGTTTATGTACATAGTATTGGCTCAATAAGTTCTGTTAGTGTTGATGTTAGGTTGGTTTTGGCTGGTGCTTTACAAATGGGTGCAGTTAGTTTAATTTTGTGCCATAATCATCCTTCTGGAAATTTAAGACCATCTGAAGCAGATGAAAAATTGACTAAACAATTAATAAAAGCCGCAAGTACTCATAATATTAACATTTTAGATCATATTATAATAACAAAAGACTCCCATTATAGCTTTGCTGAAAATGGTATGTTATAAAAATCTTGGAATAGTTTTCCGAAAAACAACAAAAAATAAAATAAAATGGCTAAAAGAAAAAAGAGGTCTGCCCCCAGCCGTCGTAGGAAATCTCGCAAAATGGGAGCAATCGGAAAGTCTTTTATTATGGATGCTGCTGGTCTTGTTGCTGGTGCTGCTGCTGCAAGGGTTCTGACTTCATCTGGTAAAATTCTTCCTAATTTGGATGCAAAGATCAAATCTGCTGCAGTTGTGGCTATTGGTGCTTTCCTTCCTAAATTTGTAAAAGGATCTTTTGGTAAGTCAATCGGTGATGGTATGGTAGCTGCTGGTGGTCTTGGACTGCTTCAAGCAACTAACATTCTGGGTGCCATTGATGAAGCAATGGAAATTCCAGTTAGTGTAATGGCTGGAGATGATCTTTCTGTTATTGCTGGTTATGGTGAGGACAATCTTTCCGTAATTGCTGGAATGGATGAAGAATATTCTTATTAATCTAAACAAAGTAAAAATTAAATAAAATGGCAACACAACACGGGCAAAGGCTAATATTTGACAATGCCAAAAATCTTGTTAACAATGCTGGTTTTTCTGCTGGTCAAGCGGTTCTCAGCCAGTCTTATCTTCGTTCTGAAGTAGCAATGTCAACTTCTACTACTTCATACCAAATTCCCATTCTGGTTAATAGCACCGGTGCTAATACTAACTATCCAACGAATCAACTTTTGAATCTTCAGGATGCGTTCGTGGTATCGAGCATAGGCGTTTTCGTAAGTATCCCAGCTTCATCCACTACTACTGCTTTTCCTCTTTACACTTATCCAAATGCTTCAGCTTTCACCACTTCAGGTGCTGCTACTGCTTTGTATAATTTGTACAATGGTAAATTGTCAGTTACTGTAAATAATCGCCAAATCGTTCCAGCTTGGGATCTTTACAGGCATTTGTACGTTCCGCAAACTCAACAAGGTGCTGCTGCAACTGCAACAACTATTGATCAGAATGATGCAACTGAATTTGGATACTATCCAGTAGAGCCAAACATTGTATTGGTTGGATCAAAAAATAACGTGGTTACTCTTGAGCTTCCAGGTGCAATTTCTACACTTCAGGCATCAGTTGCCCCAAGAATTGTGGTAATTTTCCGCGGAATCCTCGGGCAGAATATCACTCCGGTTCGCTAATTATATTAGTAAACTTCTGAAATGGAATGGGTGATGCCACGTTAAACATAGAAGCCCTATTTTTTATATTCAAATAGAAAAAAAATGAACAAAGTTCAGAATTACGAATTTATTGAGTGCGTTGTTCCTCAATCATCTACTGGAACCAGGTTTTATTTCCCTGACCAGCCACAACTTCGCTTTGTATCTTTGCTTAATTTGGTTTGCTATACTACTGACACCATTACAAATAGTGTTCTGTCTGGAAATGCTTTGCTTTCCCTGGCAAACTTGAAAACAACTTATTTGGTTCTTTACTACAATGATAAAGAATCTGTTAATCGTATTCCTGTACTTGAACTAAACAGGGTTGTTTCAAATTCTGCAACTGCAGCTTTTAGTTTTGATATTACACCTTTTGCTGGTCAACAGATCATCTGGAGCAAGTCTTATATCCAAACTCCTACTGCATATAGTTCTATCAGTGCTGGTAATTTTAGTGTTTGTTTTGGGGTTTATTATGCCTAATAAATTCACTTTTCCTTCACCTTTAATATAATTGTATGGCGAATCCTAATAATGCTGGAATTGTTGGAACTTCTGATGTGATGGATTGGTATGATCGTAATGCTCCAACTCATTTTTGGTCTGTTACTGATTCAAAAGGAAGGTTTATATTTTTGAATGTTGAAAATGATGAAAATATATCCAGGGAAAAATTGGAAGCTAACATAAGAGCTGCCGAATCTCAAGGAATAGAAGCAACATACACATTAAATATTTATCCAAAAGTTCCCAAATGCGGTTATTATACAAGAAAGGATGAACCAATGGTTGTATGTGTTTTCAGACCAACTGCATTTAATCCTATTTCATATCAACCAATGAATCAAATGGGGTATGCTGGTCAACCTAATTTGATGAATGAAATTAATGCTTTGAGATCTGAAATAGCAGCACTAAAAATGCAGCAAGAAATTGATGAGGAGGAGGATGATGATGAACCAGAAGAAGAAAACTTCCTGGCTGGTTTAATGAAATCACCACAAATACAGACAATGATACTTTCACAACTATCCAGTTTATTTGCACCTACTCAAAAGGTAACGCACGTTGCTGGAATAGAAAAAACGGAAACAATGACAAATGAAACCGAAATAGATAATGAAGAACGCATTTACGATGCTATTGAAAGACTTAAAGTAGTTGATGATCAGTTAGCATCTGACCTGGAACTACTTTGTGAAATGGCTGAAACAGATAAAATGCAATTCAACTTTCTTTTGAAAATGTTAAGAAAATAATATGCCAGAAATAACTGCTGATAAGATTATTGGAAAAACACTATTTGCCAAAAAGGATTTGACAAGGTTAAATTCATCATTGGTAAAAATTGGAACCATAACTGCTGGATCACCAGTAGGGCAAGTTTACTCTTATATTCAAAGAGGTGGTAAAGTATATTGGCAGTTTATAGACTTCAATAATAAGCCTTATTTTGTTTTACATACTGCTGATAGTTTTAAGTTTTCAGGAGATGTTAAACAGGCAATTGAGCAACAAAAAAAGGAAATTGAAAAAGTAGAAAAACAAGAAAAAGGTTCTGTCTCGTTCTACATTGAAAAATATGGCAAAGTAATTTTGTTGTATGGTGTAGCTGCTTATTTGATAGCAACATATTTAAAAAGTAGAAAATGAAAAACAAAGGGTTAATTTATATCCTGTTAGCTGGTGGTGCAATTTTGTTGCTATCAATGAAAAAAAAGACTGCAACTTATAAGCTGGAAGTACCAGCACCTGAAAAAATAACTGCTGAACAATTTGAAAAACCATCTTTGCTACAAAAAGTTAGCAAGGCAGTTAAAAAAGTTGCTCCAGTGGTAAAAAAAGCGGTCTTGACTGCTAAACAAAAAAAAGCAGCTAAACAAACTGCTGCTGCTTTAAGCAAAGGATCAATCCTTCGTGGTGTTGGTCAATTTCCTGATATGTGCTAAAAAAAATTAAAATGAAGCCTAAACATTTACAAATAAATATTGAGGATGAAATTTCAGCCGACAAGTTGAAATTAGCATATACTAAAAAGGCATCTGAAAGGGCAATGTACGAACAGGAAAACAAGTTTTCCAAGTCTACAGGGCAACCTTATCAAAGGTATTATGTTGAAACAAAGGTATTTTATACTACTGCAAACATAGGATCAGATTGTAATGATATTACTTTTATCAATTCTGGAACTACAAATTTAGTAATTGCAGAAGTGCCATTGCTTCCAAATCAATCTTTGAGAATTTCAGGTAATAGGGGTGAAATTGATACTACACAATATCAGTTAACTTTTGCAACTCCTATTAATACAGGAAATCAATTAATCGTAATTAGAAAACTTTACATATAATGATAACACTGGATCTTTCCATTTTGAATCAAAAGGGAACTCCAATGTTCTTTTCTGATCTGACTGCAAACAGACCAGCTGCTGGTATTGTTGGCAGAATATTTATTGCTACTGATAGTCCATATGGAATTTTTAGAGATACTGGATCTGCTTGGAATCAGATAGCTGGATCTGGTGGAGGTGGTGGAAACACGATATATACTGCAAATGATACATTAACTGGAAACAGGACTGTTTCAGATGGTGGTTTTGGTTTGTCATTTACCAGTACAACTTACATTGGTACTGCTGCAATAGGTAGCGGATCTGGTAAACTTATTGTTGGTTCATCCAGTGCTGACAATGGAATACAAATATTTGGTGCCAATTCACCAAGTTTGCGTTTAGATAATGCCCAGAGTGGTGGAACGCAAAGGTTTGTAATTGGATTATCTACTGCAACAAATAATTTTATACAGGGTTCTGCTGCTGGTCAATTTTGCATTAGCACTGCATCATCAGGTGCAATGTTGTTTGGTATGTGGCAAACAATTAATGCAAGTGAGGTTTTTAGAATATCTACTGCAAATAATTTAATATTAGGATCAACAACAGATAGCGGACAAAAATTTCAAGTTACTGGAACTATGAAATTGGCTGGTGATATTCTTGCTACTGGAACAAATGAAAATATTTCAATACATATATTGAATGAAGGACAAAGTGTAGGTTTTAGATCAATTTTAGTTGGTAGAACTGGTGGTAGTGTTACTGGTGTTGGCATTGGTTTTAGTGTTTCAAGTGCTGGTGGTGTAGCCGTTGGGGGTGCAACAAGTACAGGAGGTGGTGTTTCTATTGGTAATAGTGTTACTTCAACTGGTGGAACAGCTGTCGGTCCTGGTGCTATTTCTTTGGATGGTGTTTCACTTGGAAATGCAAATTCTAATTTTCAAGCTATTGCAATAGGAAATAGTGTAAGATCAGTTGCTACAAGTTCATCTGTTAATGCTATTGCAATAGGAAATTTTTCCTATTCTGTTGATGGAACTTTTGTTTCAGGTTCATCAGTTAGACCAATTACTGAAATTTATTTTGGTTCTGGTATTACTAATTTGCGTGGTGATTTAGTTCAAACAACTGGTGCTGGTACTTCCTATACAATTAATGGAAGTGGTGCATTTGGAACAGATTTTTCTGGAGGAAATGTTACTATTGCTGGTGGTAAAGGTACTGGTAATGCTGCTGGTGGTGATGTTATTATTACTACAAGTGATAAAGGTTCAACGGGTACAACTTTACAAACACTTGCTGAGGCTATGAGAGTAAAAGCAGATACACAAAATGTATTAATTGGTTCTACCACAGATCAAGGTAAAAAATTGTATTTGAATGGATCTTTGCGCATTGATGGTCAAAGTTCTGCAAGTGCTGGAGGTTCTTCTGGATTACATTTAATTATAAACCTGGATGGAACAGATTATAAAATTGCTTTGCTTAATGTATAAAAACAAATAAATGAAACAGATACAACCAGTGCAAATATGGGTTAATGGATCAGTACAAACAGGAAATTATCTAAATTCTTATATAATTAATGATAATTTGCAAGATAGTGCTACCTTTTATTGGTCAATTTATACTTCTGAAACAAGTGGAAATTTACTTTCAGAAGGAAATTTGACAATTACAGATCCTGAATATGATATTTGGGGACAAACTTTAGATATTAACCAGGCTGCTTATGAATGGATAGCAACTCAACTTAACTTAACTTTGATTCCATAATAATTTAAAATTT